GCGCGTTCCAACCCTGCCCGCGCTTCTTCCAGGCTCACATCTTCCCAGTCGTTGCCGTTTTGCACCTCATCCCGCAGGCGCCGCAGGTACTCATCGGCTTTTTCCTGATAGACACCCAACTCGGTGTCCTTCATATCCTGCTCAGTGACCTGCGACGCGCTAAACAGCCCCGGCACTTTGTCAAGTGCTGACCTTAATTCCTGGCTGGCTCTCTTGGCGCCGTCTTCCAACAGTTTGCCAGCACGGCCCGCTGACCGTTCCTGCGACCGTGCCAAATCTCTGTTATAGCGCTCCATTTCGCGCCGGTTCTGTTCGCGCCCGCTGGCCTGCTGCTGCGACTGAATGCGGTTGGCGATGCTGCCACCGATAGCACGGCCCGCCGGTGACGCCATGCCAGCCTGCGCACTATTGAGTGCGTAAATCGCGCCGGTGGCAATGCCAGCGCCTTGCGCCAGTGTCAGCAGTTTCCCCGTTAGTGTGGCCGTCACCCCCGCGTAAATGTCGCCAGTGATTGCCCCGTTGCGGTAAGCAGCTTCGGTCAAAACCAGTTGATTGACAAGCTCGGCGGCATACGCGTTGGACGCCAAAAAGTCGCTGCCCAGATCATTGATGACCGCGCCTAGTTGGCCGCCACCATCGGCCACGCTGTAGGCGACCGCGGACAAATACTCAAGCCGCGCCGCCTGTTCGTCGGAGAGTTCACCGGTAAGCGCCATTTCGATGGAAAGCGTTGTCAACTCTTCCCGCGCCGCACTCACGCCTGGCAGGAAGTCAGTAAAGCCACTGTTGAGGTTGGACAGCGCCGCCCCCACCTGGTCAAAGTTGCCAAGCGCCGCAGTCAAGTCGATGGGGCCGGCGCGGGCTTCTAACGCGTCGAAGGGGGCGACAAGTTGATCTACAATGCCCGCTGTCCGAATGGCAATCTCATTAACATCACTGACACCGGTCGCCGCCAGTTCGTCAATCGCTTTTTCCGCAGCAAGCTTCTGTTCACGGTAGAGATTGATAGCCGCCTCAATACCAACGGATGGCGCGGCCTTTTGCGCACGAGTTGCCAGCGCTTGATTTAGCGCTTCCTGCTGGTCAAAGATGAGCGCTAGCCGCGCTTCCTCGGCTTTCTTTGCCGCTTCTGCCGCTTGCGTCTGCTGGGCGTAGGCTTCACCGCCTGCCTGAGCGGATTCCTGATAACCGGCGGTTAACCGGCTCACCAGGGCGATCTGTTCGGACGTGGCATAGTTTTGCTTGTCCACCTCAACGGCAATAGCACTAATGGAGTTAAAATACTCTTCAGCGCCGGGAACGCCAGCGGATACAGCGTTTGACGCCAGTTCCAGCGCCGTTACAATCAGTTTGATGCTGTCGGCGTCAGCGGCCAATGATCCGGCATCTAAGCCGAACATATTTTTGGGTATCAATCCACCGCCGGGGAGTTGATCAATACTGCGAATTGCCCCTGTCACCAAATCCCGACTGATAGGATTTAGCCCCTGCATGGCCCGCGCCTGTTGCTCGGTTTGCTTCAGGTTGTCAATGAGCGTCTTAAGCGGGGTATCCGTACCGGCGATATAGGTTGTCGCCTGACTGAATCCCGACGCCAGAGCGCGCGCCGCCGAGTCAATCGGCCCCGTAGAACCGGCCACAGCGATCCGTAACTCTTGATAGTTGGTTGTCAACTTTTCCAGGCCGCTGGCTTGCGCTTCGGTCGTGTTCAGCAAAGCGCCGAATTTTTCGTCAAGCAACTGCATTGATGCCATCAGTTTAAGCTGGCTATCGTCAAGATTGCCGTTTTCCATGCGCAACTCTTTGATGCGGTTGCGTACCTCAGTGGCCGACAAACCAAGCTGATCGGCGCGCGCATAGCTGGCGGCATTGCTGGAAAATAGCGCCAGTTGCGTCAGCGCCTCGCCTTGCTCGCGGATGATTGGCGACACCATTGTGATAATCCGCGCCGACCGCGCCAAGTCCTCAAACCCCTCTGTGGTCTTCGCCAAGCCCAACGATGCCGCCTGATTGCCGATGGCGATAGCATCCAAGCTGGTCACAGCGCCACCTGCCGCGGTCTGAATCGCCATCACATTGACTGACGCACGTTCCGCCCCACCTGACAGGATGTCAAACGATTTGTTGGCCCGTTCTGCCTGCGTGTTAAGGCGCGTCAGGTCGATGGCTTCGTTGATGCCACCGATAACGCCCTGCACGCTAAGGTAGCCTGCCGCAAGCCCCTTGAGATCAGACAGCGCGTCGTCCAACTGCCCAGAGAAAAAGCCGCCAATGCCGCCTGGTTTACCACCGGCTGGCCTTGCGCTTCCGACCTGCTCAACCTCTTGGCGCAACTGGCGTACCTGCACGGTTGCGTTTTTGATACCAGACGTGTCAAGGTTGCCGAGTCGAATATCCCGCAATTCTTTCTCGAACGTGCTGCGGATGTTGCGCGCTTCGCGCTTGGCGGTATTCGTCTGAATCGAAACTCGATAAATCAGATCGCGTGACAAATTTTTACTCCATTGACAAGAGCTTTCGACACTGGTAAACTAGCATTCATCGTCAGAGGTGAAATTAAGGAGAACATCATGAATGCCGAAGGGTTGATACTGTTTCTGCAAATGATTTTTGTTTCCATTGCTGTTGTGGTTGGACTACTCCTGGCTACGCGCTATTTGCTGCTCTGGTATTTCCGAATTAACGAGATCGTTGATCTGCTCAAAAAGCAAACCGAATTACTCGAAACTATTACCAACGAACGTACCCACAACGTGCCAAAACCCATCATCACAGCAGCGCCGGCGCAACCATCGCGCAACCCACTAACGCAGAAATAGAAAAAGCGCCCACACGAGGCAGGTTTTAATGGTCAGTGTGGGCGCCTTGTACCGGTGGTTTTCGTTTTGACTCATTTCCACTCTCTGCGTTCGATTTGCTCAATTACGAAGTCAACCATGCGCGCCAATCGGTTCTCGCCATCATCAGTCAGCATTGTCACGCTGCGTTGCGGCATGTTCCGCGTACCCCGTTCGTGAAAGACGGCGCGTCGGTCATTGCTGCCAACGTCGATGATCAGCCCAAAGCCGGTCGTCTGGATGCTTTCGTGGTTGTCGCCGCCGCGCTGAACGAAGGATGAACGATAGCCGCCAGAGCGAACGAGAATGGGCCTTTCACCACTGTATCCCAATTGCCGCCGTTGGGTAACAGTCGATTGCGCCAACCCTGCCCAGCGGCCAAAACCACTGCCCTGGCCGCTAAAATTTCTTTGAAACTCTTGCCGGATACCATCGGCGATTTTCCGTGTTTCGCCAGCGCCGGGACGGGCGATTTTGCCGATCAGGCGTTCAAGCTCGTCAAATTTTGCGTTTGTGGTTAAGGTGAACATGTCTACCGCCGCCCCTTCGGTTTCACCGGTTTGGCCTTCCTTGCCTTGTCTCGCTCGTCACCGATTACCCGATTGACATATAGAAAATCGTGCCTGTGCGCGGGTGGCATAGACACGATTTCAGTGTACGAGAATCCTCGCTGCTCGCCGCCGAGAACATACCAGGGAACATAAACGGTTTCGATAAAGCCTGGATCGCATAAGCCGTCAAACTCTTCCTCTTTCGCCTTTGCCCGTAACTCTGCCGGCGTGGGCGGTCGCTTCGGCTTATCTTCCTTCGCCGCCGCTTCCGCCGCGACAATAGCCTTCGCTAGTTCTTTGACGGCTGCACGGTCAGCCGCAGCACTTTTTTTTCCTCGTCTCCGCTTGGGGTAAACGAGAATAGGCGTGCAGGATTGCCAGCGTCGATTACAGCATCGGTCAACACGTCCATCATGCCGGCGGGAACTTCACGCGCAAAGCGTTCGGCATCATACCAGGCGTCAGGTAGCTTGGTTTCCGTCCAGGTGTCGCCATCCTTGACTTCCACCCGCTTGAGCGCCGCCATCACCATTGCATGGGCAATCATGACACCTTGCATGACAATGGCCTCATCATTCTTGATCCAGTCGTCACCATAGGTGGTGCGCATGGACTCAAACACACGCCCGCGGCGACGGTTGAATAGGCCAATGTCGAAATTGCTGCAAGTGCCAAAGGTCAGCCGGTATTCCTGTTCCGTCTCCCCATCGGAGACAAACAGGCTTACCGGTTCGGTGCGTTGCCAGTTATTGAGATTCATCGGAACCTCCGGGATACCCCTGCCTTTAGGCATGGGGTTGTTTACAATTAGTAGGTCGCCACATTGTTGATAACTTTAATGGTGGATGGCGTCGCCACGTCACCCAAAACGTAGCCATCCACGCTGGTAGTGATCAACTCATCGCCGCTGGCGCTTGCCGCATCACCCGGCTGCCACTGTACTGACGGGGCGATGAATTGAAACTCAAACGGGATCAATGGAGATGTGCCGCTGATGTTGTCCGCTGACCGCCACTCTACATCGACGCTTCCCTTTACAGGAGCGGTAGCCGGCGTTGTTCCCGCCGCCGCTCCAAAATTGATGGCGTTGTAAGCACTGTCACTCAGGTTAATTTCGCTGAATGCGGACTGAATATCAATTGACTGGCGCTGCATATTGACACGCGCCTGCGACCAAAGCGCCTTGTCATCCTCGCGCAATGCGTTGGTGAACGTGAATTCAGCGGCACGGATGACCTCGACCACTGTGTAGCCACCAATTACAATGCCGGTACGAGCGCCGACCCAAGGCACGATCTCGTCAGCTTGTTCGGCCACATACGTTGGTTGCGTGCCAGAAAATGCCGCCAATGTCAAAAAGCCAAACTCGGCGGTACACATGATTTCTTCGGTGCTAACGCTGATAGATAGCGATGTACAACGGCCATCCACACCACGGACATAGTAAGCGCCGTCGCTGTCGTCAACCTTCCACATGGCAGTGATCCACTTGTGCGCCGCATCTGTCCCTTGTGTCAGCGTGTGCGTATACCCAAGCGTACCACTGCCCGCTGTGGCGACTTGATAGCCGGTGGCCTGCAACACCGGAACAATGCCCTTTGGCCGCAGCGGGAATGTTACCGACGCCCGCCCGATGTAGCCTGTTACCTGGTCAACGTTCGCCCGCGCCCATGAGGTTGTCCCGCCGGCGCTGGGATGCTCCAACCGCGTGTCACGGTATTCAAACTCTGGCGCAAGGCTGCTCTCGGTGGCAATCAACCGATACAGCGTTGTAGCCGCCGTGCCCTTAGCTCCTTGCACGCCGATGGCAAAAAACGACCCTAAACTATTGGCTTCCGATGTTGCCGACATTTAATTAACTCCCCGCCGTTTTATCGGCAATCAACCGCGCCACTTTGCGATCCGCCTCAGCCTCTTGCGCTTCATCGCCGGCACTTTCGTAGATCATGGCATCCCACAGCACGTAAAACAGGTTTTGTGGCGTATCAGTGAGTTCAATTCCCGCCGCCTGTAGATCGTCGCCGTGCGTGGCGCTAATGTACGCTAAAACTTCTTGTCTGGTCATACTGTCAACCCCGTTATAGAAAATGCTGTTGTGCCAACGCCATACCGCAGATTGGCCCGATTCTGACTAGGGTGCGGGAATAGCTCGACAACGCTGGCAAACATACTGTTATTACCTCGTGGACGCCCCCGCAACAGCGATCCATCGGTCGCCGCAACCCCGGCAAAGTTGAGTGTAGCCAATAACTTCTCGGTGCGATGCACTAAAATCTTGGCATCCCTGGTGGCGTCTGCTGGCGTGCCTTCGCAGACGCTGATCACAACAACCGAATATTCAACATCACGCTTTATCGTGCTGCTGCCATCATGCCCCGCGGCCACGGCACGCGACTGAAACGACATTACAATCTGAAAAGGCGCTGCGTAACTCTTTGTCCAGTCCTGCACGTCAACCTGGGCCAACTTGTCAACCTGTGTAATCCTCAGCGTTGCGTAGCTGCCAGCGCTACCCAGCGCCGCAAGCAACTGCGTCGCCAGGTAATCGTCAAGCGCATTCCAAAGTGATTCCATCAATACACCCTCATGCTTGCCGGTCGTGTGCTGCTCATGGTGTCATCACCGCTGATGCGGCCATACTCGGCTAGATGCTTTGTCGCCTTCTCTTCAAAAGCCGACACACGATTATCAGACCAAGCGACGGTGTGATTATCGAAAGAACTTTCGTTTGACGGCGTGGACGCGATACGGTTGGCAATCACCGTGTAGGCGCGATGATATACCCAGTGGCGTTGCGCCGATTCGCTGGCGGTCTTGCCAATGGCATCTGCCAACCACACCCCGACGGCGGTGTTAATGTCACCATCGGGGAACATGGAAGGCAGTAGATCGCCGTTTGGATAGATCAAATCACTCGCTGTCAGCGCCACTGATCAACTCCTGCAAAGCCTTGATAAGCGTTGCCCGATTGCGACTGGCCGTCTCAATCACCAGCGCATCAGCCGCTGTGATTTCGCCAGCCTCCACCGCGGCCAGAACAGCCGCAACTGTGGAGCCGGTCACATCGAATGGTTGCTCGACAACTGGCACTACTTCCACCGGCGCGTCAGTCGGTTGCTTGATAGTTGGAGCCGGTTCGACTTCCACCAACTCCAACTTGTCGGCAAAACCTGCCGCCTCTTCCGGTGTGTGTTCAACGATGTCCCCGGCTTTGTAGCAGCCACGCGTGCCATGCTCAAAACCCGGTCGTACTCGGTAGAGTGCCATAATCCACCTATGCCAAACTAGCCAAAACCACCAGGTAATCGTTGGCACTTAGATTGCTGGCGCTCGACTGCTGAATCTGGTTCAGCACCGTAATTGTGCCCTCGAACGAAGCGTCAGCCGCGCCCAACGCACCAGCGGTCAGGCCGGCAACGCCAACCACCGTATCGCCCACAG